TCCTACCCTTAAAGAATACTATTAGATTGATAGTGGTATTGATGGAAATGGCTATTAATAACCACCATTGCCACCAAAGTAACTCTGTACCTTCTACCACTAACTAGCCTGTATGTCAACCATCTCACACGAATCTGCTGTGCAAGCTAGTTCTCTACCACCACTAGTAGTATCTTCTTTTTCAAAATCACCTAACTTAGACCAATCAATAGCTGAAGGCATCTTTCTAAGTAATTGCTCATACTCTTCACCTGTTATATCTTGATAGGGTGCTTGAGCATACGTATGGTCACTGAATGGTAAGAAAGATATACCTGATACTTCATCGAAGTTATCATACACCCATGCTCCTACCCTCATCCACTCGTCTTCCTTGACTGATATAGTCACAGAAGGTTTGTGTTCACACCAATGTCTTTGAAACATCAACCAATACTCTAACTGCTCAATAGCTGTCATATCAGTTCGTGTCGTAGCACCTGCTGGTGACTTCATAGGAAAGCTGAACACAGTTGTGCTGTCAGGTTTCATAACATCAGGCTCAGAAGGTATACCACTCTCAGTCATAAACTGTGTCAGTGGGTCTTTATTATCTCCACGAACAGTTCTTATGTAGTATTCAGAGTGTCTAGCATGAATACCTGATGCACTATCGACTAATTGACTAACTGTACCACTTGGTTTGACACATGTGATAGCAGTTGACTGTGGTATTCCTAATTCTTTAGCAACTTTCTTATTAGTATCCACTGCTACTTGTTTTAATTCTTGTAGCATAGTCTCTGTCCATATAGGGCAGTCAAGAATACCTGTTAGGGAAACTCCTAATAGTCTTTCTTCTTCTGTATTATCCTTCCATATCTTACGTAAATACTTAAAATCAGTAAGTGTAGACTGAAAAGTGCCTAATATAGTAGCAATTCTTACTTTTTCTTTCAGTGATTCTATATTATCGGTAGCTCTACACACAACCTCAGTAAGATTACAGAACTGATATGGTCGCAAGATTATTTCACTACATGGATTACATCCAAAATAATGGTTAGCATCTCGTCTGCCATTCTCTAGTGCCTTAACCTTAGCAGCTTGTCTATTAAAGATACCACGTTCTCCTGACTTAGATTCGTATAGAGAAGTCCATTCTCTCATAAACGTACCCATCTCAGGCTTACCCTTAAATGCTACAGAGTTATTAGCTAAGGCTCGTTGTCCTTCATTCTCCCACCACTGCCCTGACTTGGCATGTCGCATTTGGTCATCACCTAAGTTAGACAAGGAGATGAGGGCTGAACGTCTGACACCACCTACAACTACAACTTCACCAATCTTACACATGATGTCGTGGCACTCAATAGGAAATAGTCTTCTACCCTTAGCACTCTCAAACTTCTGTATGCAGAACTGAAACAACTCAACTAAAGGAGCAGGTCCTGATGCTCTACCACCAAAGGTTTTTAGTCTTGCACCTGCTGGTCTAACCTCTGACATATCCCACTGAGGAACTTGTCCTGCATATAGCATAGCTATCAATTCACGTAGAGCTTTAGACCAACCGGGTCTACTATCACCTACTTTAATTACAGTAGAAGACTTCTCCATATGCTCATTGACTATAGGTAGCTTGTCTACAACCTCTCTCTCAACAGAGAAACCAACACCTGTACCACACATTAGTACGTACATACATTCATCAAATGCTCGTGGACTATCAACAGGTATATAACTACAGTTGTAACCACCAACATGACATCTATCTAGGGCAGGTCCTGCTGTCATTAAGGCTCGCATACTAGGCATAACACCTAGGGATGTAATCTGCTCAACTAATTTTTCTTTTAAGGCTCTAGTCAAGTTGTAGCTATGATTATTTTTTAAGTGGTGTTCCATGTAGCCAAAGTATCGGTCTACTGTCTCACCCCAATTCTCTCTGCGTTGTTCGTCATCTTTCCACCTTGCATAGCGAGAGAGTGCTATAAAGTTTTGGTAGTCGGTAGGTAAATAGTTCTGCATCATTTATATATCCTCGCTAACTAGTTTCATATTTTTTATCTTAACACCTTCAATCTCGTGGAAGGCTTCTCTTATGTACTCATCAATCTCTTCCGATACCATTCCATCAGAAGGCACTGTGTACTCTTCAGGGTCTACTTCTAATGTTAGCATGACCTTAACTCTTATCATCGTACACCTCAATGAGTTTATTCAAGTACCACTGTGCTTTCTTTAAGTCCTCAACACCATTCTTGTATTGGTATCTCCATAAATATTTCACTATGTTTCCTTGCAAATAAGATTCAAAGCCTGTATTAAGCATAGCTCCTATAGCATCTATCGTTTCTATACCTGCTTGGTTGTAGTGTGCAGGGTGATTCACCATTTCCTCAGTATCATCAATCATTGCGTTCTCCTCTTCTGCTCTCATTTCCATGTACTTCATATGTCTCATGTCTTTTATAAACTCATTCTGTGATATTGTCAATGCGTAGTATCCTCTTTTCCAAAAGAAATATGTATAACATTATCATCTGATTCAAACTTAACAGTCCTATCAGGGATATCAAAGACATCTTCGATGGGTAGATGCTTATTAGCTTCTTCCTCAACAGCATCTCTGAATATTTTATTGTGTTCCATGAGAGGAACAGTGGCACATATCTGTCTAGTAAAGTTTAACATAGACTCAAAGTCTGTGTCGTTTAGTGGATTGTCCTTACCTATCATTATACTAAGAGTAACATCTCCTGTCCAACCCTCCCTATCTATATGAGGTTTAACCTGTATAACAAAGTCTTCATCTTGTAAATGCTTTTTGTCTATTGCCATGTAGCTCTCCTTACTTTTGTACCAGTAAATTTAATTATACTAGGATGGTTATTCTTACCCTTTTCTTTTAGCCAATCTTCAGGTATGATTCTATCATAATACTTGAAGCCGTGTTTGTTGCACCAAGCAGCATACGTTGTCTTAGACACTTTAGATATCTTAGTCCTACTATTAGTAAAGACAAACCTAATGTCTAATGCAGGGTGTTGCTTCTGTATACATAGATGTTTCTTTCTATCTTCAGTTACGAACCTTCCCTTTGTTTCTACAATGATACCATTATTTAGTAAGAAGTCAGGAGTGTAAGTTCGATATGTTAAGTCTTCCCACTCTATCTTCATGCTCTCATAAGAGTACTTGTGCTTTAACTCAGTAAGGTAGAGTGAGATAGAATGTTCTAACCCACTCCTGTACCCATACTTGAGTGCTTCCTTCGTTACCTTGTGTAGTTTCATGCTACTGCACTATCTTTTAGTGAGATGTACTGTACCATCTTAGGTTGCTTGGCTTGAGATGCTTGAGCAGGTAACTCTATTAGAGTATCCCAACAAGTATATCTAAAGTCACAGAAAGTACAGTTCTTATTAAGAACAGTATTACCTGTAGGAACACTTCTAAATGTTTCCACTTCAGGCTTAAAACATCTTACTAACTCTTTCTGATTAGCTTGCTTGATAGTATTCTCGATGTCATTCAAAACCTTAGTTGTGTCTGCATTTTGTGCTGATACATACTTGAACTGTCCAGTAGACTTGTTCACTACCCACCAACCACCTATGTTTTTACCACTTGCTTTTGCATAAGCAACGAGTTGTCCTACATAGCCAAAGCTATCACCATCTGATAACGTTTCAAACGATTCAAACTTATTCTTATAAGACCAATCTGATGCAGACTTTATATCGTCTACACAATCATCTAGTATTAAGTCATAAGTACCCTTGACTTTAGTGCCATCTGATAACTCTAATGCTACTTCTTCACTCTCTTGATAGTCAATCTTAGCTTCCTTCAGTAACCCTTTGAACACTGCTTCAACTATATCTCCTATCATCATAGTCATTAGAAAACTATTACCTTTCGGTAAAGCTTTTTCAGGATGGTTCTTGTCAAACCAAAGCTGACAGGAAGGCTTACCTATGTTAGACATACGTAATCTAAACTCCCTCCTGTCATTTTTAGTTCCGAACTGACGAACCATAGCATCCT